GAAACTCCCCTATCTCTCGTTGTTAAGTCGACAAGATGAGAACTGTGCGCTTGCGTGCAGTGTCTCGAAGTCCTTCAATGACCGTAGCCTTGTGTTTCTATATATAGAGAACTGCGTTCTTGGAATGCTTTTCTCCGTATTGTGAATAACTAGGCCCTTTCTTTTTGAAACCCCAAACCCGGACTGGAATACCGGCTATGACCATTTTCTGAATGGACGTGACTTGAAATCACCCAATGGACTAGACGATTTTGCAGAGACGACATTGTCTATCTCTGCCAGTATGCATCTTCAAGGTGTAAATCATGGAATCCGAATTAAAAGAAGTGACGAATACGACGTTTATTAGTGAAACCCCGGAAATAGTGACGCAACCCAAAACGATACAACCGAAAGATTTGGAACCCCCCTCAGACGTTGGTGAAGGTGAGTGGAAATTGGATGTGATGCTATCGAAACCCTTTCGAACAGTGTCATCCTTTTGGTACACCACTGACGCCATCGGAGCGATGAAATTGATTTCTGGTCAACGCATTCATCCCCTTATGATGCGTGACATATTAACTGATTATATAGAGAGCTTTCAGACCAACATCCTGAAGAGCTATACTTATGCCCGTTATAATATCAAATTCACTATTCAATTGAACTCAACTAAGTTCTACAGTGGGCGATTAATTTTTGGCTATGTACCCCTACAGGAAGTGCCAGCAACCCCTCTGGACTTCACACGACTATCGATGTTTCCCCATATATTCATAGACGCTGGTAATTCATCCCCCGTAGAGTTCCAAATCCCATGGTTCTCTCCATTTTCATATTTTAACCAGACGTCAGACGAAGTAGGACAGCGAAGCCTGGGATTCCCCTTTTTAAGTGTGGTTTCCCCGCTAAGATCACCGACTTCATCAACAGCTGTCTGTTATACGATATATGTACGAATGAGTGAAGTGAAATTACACATCCCTGTGAATCCCGCGCTGACGTATATTACACCCCGTTTGACAGATGAGATCAAGAGACTGAAAGGTGATGCGAGAAGTGGAGACTTGGACGTGGAACTTTTCCGAGAAATAGCGCGACCGGACAAATTTGGATTCACTTATGTGACCCAACCGTTTGAACAATCACGAAACACCGGACATATGACGAATGTAGTAGGAAATGTCATGAAGACTGTTCGAGCGATCCCCGAAACTATTAACTCAATAACTGGAACTGTGACTGGATTAGCAAGTGGAGTTGCGCAACTGGCATCGATTGCTGGTTTGTTCGACCGCCCTCGATCAAAGGTTGAATCTGTACATCGTGTAGGATTCTCTCAAATGTCTTTTGGCGTTGGAGAAGACTATCTCAAACTGTTATCATTGAGCCCCGATGATTGTTATCTACCTGATAACCGGACCCATGCAAATAATGTGGAGATGGAAATGGATTATCTGTATCTTTCGAGATTGGATTCCATTTTAGAAATTGTGCAGTGGTCAACGACGCAACCCCCCGGAACTATATTGAATACAAGAGCACTGCTGCCTGTGGGCCTACGAGGTCCCCTTGGTACCCCTACTTGGGTAGCCATGGTAGCGGAGCGTTTCCTCTATTGGCGAGGACCTTTGGTTTTTACGTTTTCCATTGTGGCGACGCACTTCCATACCGGAAGGTTGGTAGCTGTGTTTACTAATGGATACACGCAGGCCGAGGATCTCACCTTGGACGTGGCATTGAATTGGCCGAATGTGACTATGGATTTACATAACACCGAAAATCGCGAATACAGTTTACAAATGGATTACAACGCTAACATCCCCTGGTTGTACAATTGCGACCCAGATCCCGTGAGTTTCCGACCCCTAAGTTGGTTGGGAAAAATGGTATTGTACGTGCAGAACAGTTTAGGAGCCCCTGAATCTGTGGCGAGCACAATTGACATCATAATATCAGTGCGCGCTGGCGAGACTTTTGAATTGGACAAACCCCGATTGAGTTTAGCGACCGAAAATAAAGTGCCTTCCATACAGGTTGGGAAGACAGTGAAAGCTTATCCCCTACCCGTACGACAAACACCGGCACCAACTGTTAGACGAAAC